ATACTCTTTACCATTCGACACTTTCACAGGATTGTGTATGGGCACCGTTGTTGCCAAATATGCTAGAAATTGCATTGCTGGTGTACATTTGCGTGGTATTCCCAACTCACCTGAAGGTAAGGCTTTGACGCTGACCCGGAAGGAACTTGAGGACACTCGCAAACTTGCCTTTAAGAAGTGGAAAGGCGCTTTTCCTAGTCACGTGAACGGAACTTTTCCTGAAACGCGCTATGAACAGCAAATTTGTACTACACAGGAAATTCACCCCAAATCACCAGTTAATTACCTTCCCGTTGGTAGTTCTGTGACCTATCTTGGTCAAGCTGGTTATCGTTCTTCCATGACAAAGAGCAGAGTTCGTATCACACCCATTTCTGAGGCCGTTACCGAAGTTACAGGTGTTTCCAATATACACAGCCATCCAAAGTTTCACCGTACTCTTATGTGGCAAGCTTCTCTAGCTCATTCCGCCAATCCCAGTCCTGGTATTGAAGGCTCTCTTGTCGTAATGTCCTATGACGATTACATTTATGATATTAAGCTCACATTCAATGAGTTTGGTCCTAAGTGGGTCAGAAAAGAACTTACTCCGTTGACAGAGATGCAAACTTTGTGTGGAATCGATGGTAAACGATTTATTGATGCTATTCCTAAAGGAACTTCACCAGGATTTCTTCTTTCCGGTACTAAAGGAGAGATGATGATCTTGTTAGATCCTAAGGATTATCCGGACTTCCAATGTCCAGCTGAGATGCACCCTATGGTCTCGGCTGAAATTGTGAGAATGGAGGAAGCCCTTTTAAGGGGTGAGCGATGTTATTCGATATTCAAAGCGTGTGTTAAGGACCAAGCAACTCTGATTACCAAAACTACGGTACGTGTTTTTCAAGCTGCTGACTGGGCCACTCAGATGATTGTGCGAAAGTATTACCTTCCTATTGTTAGGTTGTTATCTATTTTCCCCATCGCTTCTGAAGTTGCCGTTGGAGTCAATTCCCAAGGTCCTGAATGGGATATTCTCGCTAAACATATGAGGAAGTTTGGCTCAGATCGAATTCTTGCCGGTGATTACAGTAAGTACGATTTGCGAATGCCAGCACAACTGGTTAATGCTGCTTTCTCTGTATTGCTCGACCTTGCCGAATCATGCGGGAACTACACGAAAAGGGACTTGATTATCATGCGCGGAATCGCTACCGAAATTGCGTATTCGTGTGTTGCCTACAATGGTGATTTAATTATCCATAACGGATCTAATCCTTCTGGACATAATCTCACTGTTTATATCAATTGTATCGTCAATTCTCTGCAACTACGCTGTGCCTATTTCCATCTTTGGCCGAAAAATAAAGGCCCCCCTCCTCCTTTTCGAACGGCTTGTGCCGTTATGACCTATGGTGACGATGTTAAAGGTTCCGTCAAGGAAGAGTACGATTGGTTTAATCACATTTCTTATGCCCAATTTATGAAGGAAAGAGATATGGTTTTTACCATGCCTGATAAAGAATCCAAGCCTACTGCTTACATGAATGATTGTGATGCCGATTTTTTGAAGCGTCAGAACATTTTTAACCCAGATACTGGCTTAATTCATGGCGCTTTGGCCGAAACTTCTATTTTTAAGGCACTTCATACTGTGCTTGAATCTAAAGTTGTTTCAATCGAAGATCAATCTGCAAAGAATATCGATGGTGCGCTACGGGAATGGTGGCAGCATGGACGTTCAGTTTATGAGACGCGGCGTAGTCAAATGAGACGCGTTGCTACTCGTTGTGGCTTAGAACTTAAGTGTGAGATGCTGAGCGCGACTTATGAAGATCGTCTTGATTATTTCAACAATAAGTATATTGAGACTGATGACGACGACGAAGGACCTGTGGCTGAGGACGAACTTGTGTCTACAGTCGGCGAAGAGTACATCATGCAAACGGACCTGGGAAGTCTTTAAAAGCAATCCAAACACCGGACCTATCCGTTGTATAAGTTTAAACTAGGCCTGTATATATGGTTACTGCATGTTATATTAGTTTACACGTTTGTATATTTTCGTGAACAGCTTTGTACTTGATGGCATTGTACCCTTACGATACCGGTTTTTACCGGATTCCTCGCCAGTCAACCAAACGTTGTTGCATTTTTGTGTCTTAGGCATGACCTTTTATGTATTATTAAATCTAGTCTACTACAAGTTATAATGACAAAAGTCCCAATTCGGGCAGCGCGGGGACGGGCTATAGCGTCTCCAAAACTTCGAAAGAATCTAGTTTGCAGACCGTGAATTTTATCGATGGTGACACACCATGGTCATACGATATTACCTCTACACCTGACGACACTTCTATGTTGAATGGTTTCACAGATGCTCAACTGGGTGATTTCTTGTCCCGTCCTGTTAAGATTCAGGAATATTCGTGGACACCTTCTAGCCAGTTATTTCAAGTGTATAATCCTTGGAAAGACTTTTTTAGCAATCCAGATATTTTACAAAAGATTAATCGTTATAGGAATCTGAGATGTAATCTCAAGATGAAAGTCCTTATCAACGGTAATTCTTTTTATTATGGACGTGCTTTACTTTCGTACAACCCTTTCTTGTTGGACGATGACGTGACCAAGAATCGCGCATTTTTCATTCAGGATTTGGTTCAGGCTAGCCAAAAACCTCACATTTTGCTGGATCCCTGTTCTTCGCAAGGTGGAGAGATGACTTTGCCATTCATTTGGCCAGAGAATTATCTCGACATCACTCAGACGGACTGGGAAGATCAACTAGGTCGTGTAACCATTCATGACTTCGATGTTCTCCAGCATGCTAATGGAGGTACCGACCCCATCACGGTTTCCATTTTTGTTTGGGCAGAGAATTTGATGTTGGCTGTACCAACTACCTCTGTCGCTCAATCTGGATCCACTAACAGTGAGTTAGATGAATATGGATTTCCAAAACCTTATGTTGAACAAGCTAAAGGTATGAAGAAAACCAATAATATGTCCAATTCTGACGAATTCACTTCGAACGGATTGATTAGTAAACCTGCATCAGCAATGTCCTCTGCTGCTAATGCTCTTTCTATGATTCCAGTTCTAGCACCTTATGCCAAGGCGACCTCCATGGTTGCTACCAAGATTGGTCAAGTTGCTAAAATTTTCGGATATTCACGTCCGCAAGTAGTTGAAGATACCCACAATTATGTCCCTCGTTTTATGGGTAATGTTTGCAACACTGATTCCCCAGAACCACTTGTAAAATTGTCAGTTGATTCTAAGAATGAACTTACTATTGATTCACGTGTTATGGGGCTCGGTGGAGAAGATGAGCTTACAATCATGTCTATCGCACAACGTCCTTCTTTTTGGCGACAATTTGATTGGCTTGAAGCTGCAACTGCGGACACTTTACTTACATCCATGCTTGTTGGACCGTATTATAACCAAACTTTGTCAGTTTCTCCTGCAACGGAGATCCATCCTACTGCTCTTGCTTTCGCATCTGCTCCCTTTGAAGCTTGGCAAGGTTCCATCAAATTTCGGTTTAATGTTGTTTGTTCAGAATACCATCGTGGTCGTTTAAGAATTGTGTACAATCCTACCACTTTACCATCTGGTCCGATTCCTTATAACCAAACTTATTCCACTATTGTTGATATCTCCGAATCTCGTGATTTTGAATATGAAGTTAAGTGGGCTGATATTCGTGCTTTCGCACAGAATCCTGGTCCTGATACTTGGCCGACTTTATCATTACATGATGATACTGCTCCTATAATTGGAGGTACTCCTTTTGATAATGGCACTTTATCTGTTTACGTTGTTAATGAACTTGCTACACCAGCCGTTACAGAAGCCAATGTCAAAGTTCAAGTTTGGGTTTCAGCTGGCGCAGATTTTGCTGTCGCCGTTCCCACTGTGAAGGGCCTTACTAACATGTCCGTTTATGTAGAACAGGCCGATCAGGCACCTGAAGTGCTAGCAGAAACTACCGATGAATCTAATGCACCTACTTGTTCCGAGCCCGTACAATCTTTTGGTTCTCCAGGAGATATGATTCAGGATGATAATCAGTATCTGGTTTACCAAGGGGAACGCATTGTTTCCTTCCGAGATTTACTTCGTCGGTACCAATATCACAACTCTTATTGGCCTGGCGACACTGGATTTGGTGCTCGTATTGTTTCGCAAGATCTCTCTGATTTCCCTTATTACAGAGGATGGGATCCCAATGGACAAAATCAAGCTAATTCGTCTCCCGGAATAAAATCATACAATTACTGTACAATGACCTTGCTCAACTGGCTAACTCCGGCATACGCTTGCCGAAGAGGTGGACTACGGCATAAAGTACTATATACCGGGTCTTCAGCAGCTTTCCCATCTCCGAGTCTTGTTGTCTCACGCCACAACATTCTTGGAGTTTCTAACGGTGCCACTTCTCACGCCTTAGCATCCGTTTTATATGGTGATAGACGCAAGAAAATCCAAGAGACTCTGAGACCGACTTTGGGAGGTTCTCATTATACTCCTGTGCGCAATAATCCTGTTTTGGAATATGAAACACCTTTCTACACTGTTGGACAGCGTTTTGTTCCTGCTCGTGACATCGATTACTATGCTGCACTTCATTCAGGGCATGAGATTAGTATTGAGATGGTAACTAACGGAGTTACAGATACTACACGATTGGACAAATTTATTTCAATTGCCGAAGATTTTCAGCTCGGTATGTTTGTTGGAGCGCCAATCTTATACGCTTACGGTGATCCGTTGGCAATCAACTAGTGGCTATTGGGTCAGTCACAATGTCATGTGGACATAATAAACACCATAAAAGGCTTTTCCTTTAAAGTCAGAATACCACTCGGCGGTCGAGTGGGGGTCAAAGACCTAGATCTTTGTCCTAGACGAGATGTTTACATCTTACGTTTTTGAATTTTAGTATTCATAGGTTTTTAATCAATCCCAGTAAGATGTTACACACATCACGCTTGGGTTGAAGAGTTTTAACTATGGATCGCAACTTTCTGAAACGAACGTCTGAAATGATTACC